GGATGTTGCTAATAAGAACATTAGTAACATTGACAATCCAGAACTGTTTGATCGAGGCCAGTGGATTAACGATCTAGCAGCCTGTCACTGGACTGACGAAGAAAGTCGTCAAGGACTTATCTATAAAAAATTCTTGCCTTATCTAAATTAATTATTTTTTGTTTATTAATTCTGGAGAATATTGTGGTAACGCTTTGGAATTATCTTTTTCTTTTGCATTTTCTAACTTTGCAGTTCTTTCTCTAAGTTCGCTAGATGAATAGATGTGTCCACGCTTGTGATAATGCAATTCGATACCGTTGTTCATACAGTATTGTTTACCAGTAAAGTCTCTATTGAGATACTCTTCACTTAAAAATCTAATGTGAATTGTTTGGGTCTGTAACAATTGTAATAGATCAAACTCTGTTTCGTAGATTAAAATTTCATCAACATACTTACAGGCCTGGAGTTGAACATAACGTTCGTAGGCGCTTTGTACTGGTTTGTTTTTAATTCCGGGTCGATCAATTGTCGGATCAACCTGTAGCGCAACTACAAGATAGTCGCATAATTCTTTTTCCATTTTTAACATTGTTACATGACCAGCATGTAACAGATCAAAACTGCTGCAATTAAATCCTACTTTCATTCTGCATCCTTTTCTGATAAAATTGGACGGCCCTTGATAGGCCATTCAATTCCGTAATTTTCCCAATTAAAATTTTCTTCTTCGGCTTTATTATAAGGAGCATCGACAATATATTGTACTGTAGACGTATCACTTATTACTAGGTATCCGTGAGCATATTGTGGAGGAATCAGCAATCCGTTAGAAGTATCTAAAAAAATTCCAAACCACTTGCCGTTTTCTGGATCAAGAGCTACGTCAAAGATTTGACCATGAACAGGCATTACAAGTTTAGTTTGGTTTTGTCTGTGCATTCCTCGCAATACGTTACAGGTAGATTTAGCAATGTTTAATTGTCGAAAATCTCCTCGCATAGAATCATTATTGATCTTCCATAATTCGCAGAAGTCTCCTCGACTGTCTTTGTATTTTTTATGATTAATAATCTGTAAGCCAGGTAATAACTCTCCAAAAGTTTTTTCATTCATTCTGTAAGTCCTGCCTTATTTAAATTGACAGACCGGAATTGGAATCATCTTATGAAGATTTCTTTCTCTAATTTCTTTGTAACGTTTTAATCTAACTTTTTCGTCTTTGGTTAGAGTCTTTTCATCACCGTCAAACAACATACTAGATTCCAATTCCGGATAAGACATACCTAATTGATCTTCGTCGGTTCGACCGTCATCCCACAGTCCGTCGGTTGGTGGTGCATCAATTATTTCTTGTAGCAATCCTAGAAACGTGCCTAGTTCCCAAACTTCAGTTTTAAGACAATCACCGATGGGACTAATATCCACCCCACCGTCACCGTACTTGGTAAAGAATCCCACTCCAAAGTCTTCAACTTTGTTACCAGTTCCTACTACTATCCCGCCTTCGGTTTGTGCTAACTGATACAAGGTCATCATCCGTAGCCTAGCTCTGCTATTAGCCAATGCTAATAAATTTGCATCCGGCCATAAGTTTTCAAATGCCTTCCAGGATTTGTTTAGATCAATAGTTACATGTTTGACATTTTGATATTTTTCTTCTAACCATTGTCCGTGCTTGATACTCAAGATATGAGTAGACTTACTTTGTTTAATAGGCATGCTTACTACTATGGTGTTAACACCAGTTTCAGCGCATAGCGTACTGACCACAGACGAATCAATTCCGCCAGATACTCCAACTACTAGAGTAGTTATTTTATTTTTTTTAGTATAGTCTTTGATCCATTTGGTGATAAACTTTGCTCGATCTTTTACTTTCATACATTGTCCTTATAGATAGTGTTTCTGTACCAATCGTTGATAGGATGCTGTGTATCCCTAAACCACCAATACAAATCCGGACCAACCCAATCAGAAAATTGAGCTTGATACCATTCAATAGTTCGAGGATATGTTATCCAATTAGGATCATACATTCTTTTTTTTGCTTTTATTGGCTTGTCTGGTTTATGCAATCCAATAAACACAAATTTAGTAGCATAGTTCATCAGCTTATCACGCAACCACGACATATCAACATCCGGAATACTGCCTAACACCTGTGTACATATAACAGCATCAAATGTTTGTCCAACAGGTTCTATTTCAAATTCTTTAACACAAGGATCAAATTTGTAAACACTTTCTGCATTTATCCTAGTTTGAAACGTCATTGGCTCTGTTACTTGACCGTGTGGCATTCCGTATGGCACCATATTTGTATATTGTCTACCTTTGCCACATCCATAGTCTAGTACAGTTTTTGCATTGTATTTGTCCATAAGAACACGAATTTGATTGTGATAATTTTTGCAATCGTCACCACCCCAACTGCTGTTATTCAATTGAAATTGTTTTCCTAATTCCACACTTTGTTCATAATATGACGACGGCATCAATATTCCTTAATTATTATATCTTTATTGTTTAAAACCCAATCCATTTCATTTCCTGTAATTCTATATTGCTTAACCCAGTCACATAAAATATCATAATGAGAAAACTCTAAAAATTCTTTGCGAACCAGATACATATGGCAACTTACCATAATAGATCTAGCGGCATCATTTCTTATATTTTTAAATAACAAATTTCCGTTTTTAGAACGATCTTCAATGCACTTTTGTAATGCAATATCTCTAGTAGTTAGTCCTTTTTTATGTGATACCACCACAAAATCGGTAATCTTCTTTATATCATTAACATCTATTTTAAATCCTTTTTCAGAATAGTAATTTCTAAAATCGTATCCTAGATAGACAATGTCGAGAGTGTTGTTAACTACATTATCAATAGCTTCTAATAACATTTCTATTGAGCTGTCGGTAAACCAAATGTCTGTTCTAAATTTTATTATAATATTTTCTGATAAAATTTCAGAACTTTTCATAAAGTCAAAAACTTGACAGCCCCCACTAAGTGTGAATATGCATTCTGTTCGATCAAAGTCTGGGAGTTTGTGATCATAGACGGTTACTGGATATTTTTCTTTTATTTTATCAATTACTTTGACATGATTAGAAAACGTAACTGATGAAAATTTATCAGCACCTGTGTAAAAAATTGCTATCATTTTTTATTAATAAACTCTTTCATAGGATTAACAAGGTCAGCGGTTAACCCAGATATTACTCGATCTTGGTTATAGAACAAGTTAAAATTGTGATCAATTCTATTTAATGTTTCGTTATCGTACGGCGCTTTTTTATAGTTAGAAACATTATTAGTGATAATAGAAATTTTTTCACCTAAGTCCGATGTTAGATCGTAACTTTCGTCAAATATGTTATCATAAGATACAAACCCTTGAGATTTAAGGTATTTCAGTATACCGGCTTGTCCTATGACTATAAAGGGGTGTTTCATTCCAATCGGTTTGTAAATTTTTTCAGTTAGAAAAATAATAGCCTCGTCCCAACTTCTTGCAGACTCTAGTGCAATTGTAAAACAAGTATCATCATACCAACTAAAATTTTGATAACGATGCCATGTAATATTTTCTTTATTTTCTTTCACAGGTAATGATACACCATGACTAATACAACTCCAAAGTGCATCAGAATTTAACCACGGTTTTAACGAAGTAAGTATTTCGTCACGCCAACCTCGCGCATGGCCGATTGGCATTAAAAATTTCTTAGAATAATTTCTTTCTGGGCAATATTGATCATATTGATGCATCTTCCACCATAAACTTTCATTGTACCAGAAAAAGTTAGGAACAAACACAGCTCCTTCTACTGGTTCAGTATTATAGTTGCCATAAAAATACAAATGATTTGGATTACGCAATTTGCCATACAATTTTTTATATTTTCCGGTATAGCTTTCCCACGTTGCGTCTACAATAACTCGTCTATCGTTAAACTTTTCTCGTTGATCTTGCACTAGATATTGTCTAGCCCCAACAACAAAAACGGTATCGTCACTATAGGCTTTGCCTTCAACATAGTGCTCAACGACAAAATTATCATTGACTATTTTTTGAAACCACGGAGAATGAAAGAAAGAATTTTCTTGATAGGGAACTGCATATAAGACTAATGTTTCTCTGTTTGCTAAATGTTTTTTCATATTTTTGTACTCATGTACCAAGGCATAGCGTCTGGCATTTTGTGCCCAAATCTTTTCATATCTTCGATGATATAATCATAGCCCACTTGCCACGGATCAAAATTATCTGGTAATTGTTTTCTAATTAGATAAATTTGAGACATGACATTGTACGCCCTGTCTTGTGTGGTCAACATCGATCGAAACAACTTTGTGCCACATGCCCGTTTTGAAGGCTTAGATGATTCTATGTTTTGATATATTTCTTTTTTATCTTTTAATACATTCTTATTGACAACAATCACAAAATCTTGGACCCAGGACTTTTCACTAATATGTTCTTTGGTATATGTATGTCCGATGTAGTCTTTCCAGTTGCATCCGATAAAAGATGCATCTTGCATGCCATCAACAACTAATTTTACTTCCTTAACTATAGCATCCATTGCTCCATTAGTAAACCAAAGATCGCTTCTAAACTTTACAACGATATCCTCTTTAACTTTTTCTACACCCTCTAAGAAATCAAAAATTTGTATACCGCCACTTTGTTGCCAAGGGCTGGGGCTAGGTTGATCGAGTTCTCTAGTGAAGTCGTACTTTATTACTGAAGCAATTTGTTCTAGTTTAGATACAAGGACTTGATGATTTTCTCGACGCATAGATGCATATCGACGTTGACCTATATACATTACTGCAATCATTAAAATTTTCCAGCTCGGTCAAGACTAAACCACCATTTGTATAATTCGTAATCAAATTGCATCCGGTTGAGCATATCCCAACCTACCTGCCAGTCAATGGGGTAGTCTTGATATTCGTTACGAATTAAATATATTTGACAAGCAACAACACGTGGCTTGCAAGATCTAGAGCAGATGAGTTTATAGGTAGAATTAGCACTTGGATATCTGGACATCTTTCCTACTTGGAGTGCTGCTAACGATATCTTGGCATCGTTTAATTTTTCTTTGTTACAAATGATAACCCAATCAAGCACCTTATCAGTAACAAGATAAGGATATTTAAAATAAGTTTCTTTCCATAAGGGATTTTCTTGTAAATCTCTGTCAGGGGGATTCCCTAATAATCCCATGCCACAAAATGAAATGTCGTGTTCCTCGTTGATTATGCTTTCAATCTCTTTCACCATAACATCGATGGATGATGGTGTGAACCAAACATCTTTTCTAACTTTAATAATAAACTGTTCTTGTACCTGTTCGACTGCTTTATAAAAATCCCAAACTTGTAGCCTAGCGGCACCTTTGTCGTCTTCCGGAAAGGGACAGTCACTACGGTCTAAATTAGGTTGAGAAAAATCATACACAGTTACTACCCACTTGTTAGACAACTGTTGAATTAACCGTTCATGATTAATTTTTGAAATTTCTGGAAATCTATTCTGCCCAATATAGACTAGTCCAATCATATACTAATAGCTCTAATCAGTAAATGCCAGCCTAGGTATTCTTTAACAGCATGTCTCATAGTTTCGGGCATCGCTGCAAACCACGGCTCTAACTCGAATATTCCATTTTTATATTGAGGGATCTGATACATAAAACAATGATCTTGTCTTACACGCTCTATAGTGAATTTATCTTTTAATAACTCGGAAATTTCTTCTTTGGTGTAGGCTACCGCGTAGGGGCATCCTGCCTGTGCTTCAAATTGATCCAATCCTTGCTGAATCATAGCATACTTCCAAGAATTTTTAGCATAGACCATGAATTTAAATTCGCTGCCAGGCACTAGTACACTTCTTACTCTATCAATAATAGTATCGATATCTGGATAGTGATGTATAACTCCAAAACTATAAACAAGATCAAATTTACCAAGTTTGGATAAATCTTCGCTAGCAGCGTCTATGTTTACAAAATTACCAGATAGTCCGTAAACATCAAATCTTTGTTTTGCTAGTTTAATGCTTTCGCTACTAATATCAACTCCGGTATATATTGCACCGTGCCTGGCATATTCGACAGCATCTGTTCCAATACCGCACCCAATTTCTAATACTCGCTTGCCGCGCCATCTATGAAATCCAGCAAAGTCTAATATATGAGGTTCAGCACGGTATCTTTTTTCTCTAACGGCCTCAAAATATTCTAAGGTGCCTATTGGAAAATCACTGTGTTTTACATTACAGGGTTGATTGTTCCAGTAGTCTACAATGGTGTTAATATTATCTTGCATGGCGTGTATTTCCGTAATGAATTACTTTAACAGTATCGGTACTAGATAACTTTCTCCAAGGGTCAACAATAATTGAACCAGTTGCTATTTTGCAGTATGGTTTGGTATCTGCTTGTTCGCCAGTATACTCGTAAGTAATCTTACGATTGTGTGCCCATAGAAATACCGCCGGCCCTTCTACATTATCGACAACTTCTTCTTTGTTGTCTGCAAGTGGATCAACATACACAACTGGTAATCCTGCTTCTTTAATATAGTGTCCTACTAATGTGCTGTAAGAACCAATGCAGTATTCAACATCTGGTTTGTACGCTTTACCGTGAATTACAACGGGCAATCCGGTGGCCTGGGCCTGTTCAACTAAAAATAATCCCAAGTTTTTTGCTTGAATTTCTCTGGCATGCATGATTGTGTCAAATAAATCGTAACCGATATCGTAATGCTCGGCTAACCAACGTAATGCAATATTGTCACGTGGATGGCAAGCGCCTGCATCGCCCATGCCGGCGGTCATATACTTAGGACCTTGTAGCCGCATAGTACTTCGAGCCAATGCGTTAGTAACAATATCAACATTGATATTGCCAATTTTCATCGCAAAGTCTTGGATCATATTCACAATACCAACTTTCGCCGAGATGTATGTATTATAGAAAATTTTAATAGCTTCGCATTCGTCCCAGGTACCAATTTCGTATCTAGGATCATTGTTCATAATAGTCTTATACAACGAAATAAGTTCACCTGCAACACCAGTTAATCCACCGTCTTCAGTTCCAATAATAACCATCTCTGGATTGGCCATATCCCATTTTACACTGCCCATTGCAATTAGATACGGGTTATAAAGAAATTGATGTTTGGAATCTAACAAAGGAACGAACTTAGAACGTGTTGTACCGGGAAGAACGGTACTAATCAACACAATTTTTTTACTAGACTTTGCATGTTGATTTACTTTGTTAATAGCATCAATAACTGCATCATGTCCAAAATCTTTTGGAGCCATATGAGAGCTTGGAACAGAACCGTCATAGCCTTCTGTGTGGGGAGTAGGAACAGCGATAAAAATCCATTCGCTCTCGTTGATCAATTCGTCAATGTCACACACTTTCACGGTATTGCTTGTTCGTGGATAAATGTCATATCCTCTAACTTCGTGTTTTTCGGCCATAACTTCAGCGCAATCAAGTCCTAGCTTTCCAATTCCAATAAATCCGATTTTCATTTTAATGGTCCTTTTTAACAATATATTTATTTTTATTATGTGCTAACATAATTTATAAGAAATCTGCAAGGTTGTCGTGATTTCTTTTTAGGTTGATCGCAATAGCACGAGGGTAGGGATTTGCTTCGTTGTAATCATTGATTAGTATTCTTTTGGTATTAGGCAATCCTGTTAGTAATTGAAAATCGGTAAAATCTAAACTTCTTAACATCTTTTCGATTGCTGTATGATATTTAGACGGACGGGCTGTTGTAAAAATAATAGTAGATCCACGGTTTATTAATTCTTTTATTCTTGCTAAATTCTCAGGTAATGGTACCGGTGTAAGACTATATTCGTGTCTAGCCTGTGCTTGTATAATTGTTCCGTCGATGTCGCAAAACAAAACAGCTTTATCGTTGTAGTCAAACCACTCTTCGGCAGTACCAACATCTACATAATTTTTTATAATATTTTCGTTAAAGATGTGTTTATTATTTAGGCAATCTTCTATAATATGGCTAACAAATATTTCTTTGACATTAGCACCGGATAAGTTTTCAAATGCGGTTAAAAACAATTTAGCTGATTCAAATTTATATCCGCCAACACAGAATTTATTAGATACTACTTGTTTTTCAATAATATTGGTAATAATACCTTGATTGTTAGATATGATAAAACTCTTTGATGCCAGCCGTTTTAGTATCTCGTGTTGTTGAATTTCTGACACACACACGTAGTTGCCTTCTTGATAACTGTGATCGAAAAAACTGTCACAATCTTTTATTAAAATTTCTTCGTCTTGAAGATTTAATTCTTTAAGAATTTGATATACTGTGTCTGCAGGACCAGATGTTTGATTTTCTAAAATGACAACTCTAACAGCATCACCATATTCTTGCTTTATGTATTCGGATGTTTTGTATTTGTCATTATGTTCTTTTAGCATCCCAATAGTTATGGAATGTTTACCCAAAAAAGGTTCTATGGCTTTTTCGAACATCATTTTTCCAGTGAAGTCAGTTAATGTATATTTAGGCCGCATATTAGGAAACCTTGTTGAAAGTCCTGCTGCTGGAACAATTATTTCCATAGTCGAGTTATTCCTTGTGTTAGTAAATTTCTTTCTACAGTGTTTGGCAATGTGTATTTAATGATTCGTAGTAACATTAGAATCAACAAATAATCATTGTTGGCATCTGGAAACCGGTCAAGTATTTTTTGTTGAATTGCACTAATTTTTACATCAACACTGATCGGATTATATCTTAAAAACCAACCACACTCTAAATCTTGTCTTAATTTAGCAATATCAAATACATATGAATCCCATATACCTGAAGAACAATCGATCATAAAAAAACCACGGTCTTCGGTATAAATGATGTTTTCTAAAGTAAAGTCTCCGTGATACAACGATGCCGGTAATACCTTTGGCAATTTTTCAAAAAGTTCTTCTGCCGTAAATGAAAATTCAAAAAAATTACACGATGAAAGAAAGTTTTTATAGAAAGCAGAGTAATCTTTCATCGTGTTATTTTTTGAAAATTCTGTTAGGGTATTTATGATAAAGTCGGATAAATTTTCGTAATTATGTGTAACTAGATAAGTTTTAATATCTAATCCGTGTAGATATTCAATATCTAATCGATCGTCGACTCTGCCATAGATTTTAGGTACCGGAAATTTATCCGATAATTTTTTTAATTGTTCTTCATTGCGATCTATGTTACCTATTTTTCTTATAAAGAGCATTTCACGTTTTTTCATTAGCATTACCTGCGCTCCTGAAAACCCACGAAGTTCTTTTATAAGTTTTGCAGCCATTACTTAAATGCAACTACTCTGCTATCAATAGGACTCTTACCATGCAGATTATTTTGTATTTCTATTCTGCTAAATCCAGCTTCCACGAAGATTTTACTCATACTGTCTGCACTGTATCCCCATTTATGTAACATGGTCGGATCCGGATATCTTACACTATCTCCGTAGATTCCAGAAATAGTTCTTTTTAACAATCGTTTGTCGTGAGTCCAAAAACAATCAGGGTTATTTACTACCTCTTGGCACATCTTCAGTAGATCTGGCCATTCCATTGCCACAAAACCGCCCGGTTTGCAGATTCTATAAAACTCTCTGTACATAGGGAGAATATGTTGTCTGCTGATATGTTCGATAACATGTACTGTTAATATTTCGTCAACACAATTATCAGGCAACGGAAAAATCTTAGTAATATCATGGATGGTAACATTAGGATCATGGGCCATATAATCACCGTCTATATTAATATATCCATCAAAATATCTGTTCCCACAGCCAAGGTGCAATTTCACCGGTTGACTTTTTTTTAATTTTTCTTGTACTTTATCATTAATCATTTTTTAGTTCCAAACATGTTAATCATTGAATATGGGAGATATTTTTTTGAAGAGCCATCTGCTCGAGTTTCAATGAATGCCCGCCGACGATCAAAGTCACTGTCTCTTTCTACAAATTCGACGCTATCAGGAAGTTCTGCAGAATACGCATACTTGGACCATTGAAATTCTGGAAATAAAAATTCAATAGCCTTAAAACTGTATCTATAATAATCGTCGGGATATTTATGATATTTCCAAACCCACGGACTGTTGATATATAATTTTCCGCCAGGCTTAACTAACTCAGATAAAACGTTAGCCATTAACCACGGTGTTGGTGTGTGTTCGAGAACACTACAGCATATTACAAGATCAAAATAATTTTTAGGTAGTGGATGATTGTCTTTGGTTAGATCACAAACAACATCAACCCCTGCACCTTCTTCAAGATCAACCCCTACATATTCAACCCCTGTGTAGTTTTCTCTAAATTCAGAAACGCTGACAATTTTGCTGCCTATTTCTAGGACTGGGCCTTTAGCATTAGGATATACTTTTTTTAAATAGTCAATGTCATTCGGGCTTCCCATATCACATACCTAGTTGTCGTCTAACTTCGTCGATAAATTTTTTTGATAGTACACGAGCAGAATAGTTTTGTTCTGTATACTCTTGTCCTAGACGAATACGTTCTTGCACTTCTGCTGGATTTTTCAAAGCCCATTTTATACCTTCAATATAATCTGCCTGCCAGGTGTAAGGTGCAAATTCTTCATAACTGGCCAATGCAGTTGTAATAACAAATTTGCCGGACATTAAACTATCAATTAATCTATTTGCACTTTTGGTATCTGTGCGAGGGTTATCTGTTTGTACAGGCATTAGCACAATATCGCATTCAGACAATAATTGGCCCTGACGTTCCCAAGTCCATTCTTGCATGTCAAGTTTACTAAAATTGATTCCGCTGATTTGTCCCTTAGCCTGTCGAAGACTCATTTTGTTAATAAGTCTGTCTGTCTTGGCACTGATCATGGTATACTTGTAATTGCCAATTTCTTTTTCTAACCTCTGCCATATTTCTACAACAGGTAAAAATTTAAAACTTGATTGACTACCAAACCAAAACAATTTAATTTCTTTACCCGGATTAAATGTTGGTTCTAGTTTAGGTCGTTCAAACGGATCTGGCATGACTATGCTGTCTCGACCTGTATGATGTTTAGTACTAACTCCCATTTGTACACTGTTAACAGACACTAAATCTGCCAATTGACAACAGGGTTCGTATTCTTCTTTTTCTTCAAATTTGTTATCACAAAGATCGTAGATGGTTTTTGCACCTAGATCTTTAGCACGTTGTATACTACTAGGCTGGCTACGTTTTAAAAATATTACTACGGTATTAGCATCAACGTCTTCCCAATCGGTTAATATCTTAGCATCGTAGCCTTGATCAAGTAATGCTTGGCAGGTAACTTCACCGCGTAATCGATGACTAGCACGTTTTGGTTTATATGCATCACTAAAGAATCTTATTTTTATTTTGTCCATTTAAGTACCCAGTCTTTGTTAAATTGTTCCACTACTCGATATCCCCAACCTTCTAAAATTTTAATTGCTGGAGTTTCATTCATATCATTTTGATACTCATGCTTTTGTTGTTCAATGACCAACACTGGTTTATTCTGTTCGATGGTTTTCATAGCACCGGCAAGGATTTCTCCTTCAAACCCTTCAACATCAATTTTAATCATGTCCACATTTGTTAGATTAAAGCTGTCTAGAGTTTTTAAAGGAATAGTTCCTTTTCCTATTGATGACTGATCAATGTGTGTATGTCCTGTATTTCCTTGAACAATATTCATTTCAATAAAACTTTCTGCACGACCTAATGCCATTTGATACATGGTATAATTAGATCCTTGAACATTCTTTTTAAAGCATTCTATAAACTCAGTTACCGGTTCAAATGCAATAACGTGATCAAAAGACTTAACAAGGTCACAGGCCCATAGGCCAACATTTGCTCCAATGTCAATACAAATTCTTTTTTGATCACAAACCGCAACGGCAGCATCCCTTGCTCTATACTGATACCTAGTAACTCCATCTTTTCTTAAACTTTTTTCCAACATCCTTGGGAAATGATCGTCATAATCAGGAAACCAAAAACCATGTGATTGTTTCATTAAATTTTACTCCAGTATTCTTCAGTTCGTTTTACCTTAAGATCAATTGGTTTACTATGTCCCATGGTTTTTCTATCATCGCCTTTTAGATGATCAAGATATGCACCCCATTCACAATTAATTAAAGGATGGCCTTCTCCAGTAATAAGGTGACTACTCCAGTCTAGTTCATTCAACGGCATAGATTTTCTAACTTCGTCGAATACAAAACTATCATGCCACTCAGCCATGGTAAAAATACCCTGTTCAGCGTTGTCATATACCCATTGAAATTTTCTTAAGAAATCTTGAACTGCGGGATTACGTAAATTCATTGCATACAACCCACATTCTGTATATTTGCCTTTTCTTCCTAAGAAACATATATCTTTATCTGCAGGAATTAGACGTTGTAGTGTTGACATAGTAATAGGACTATGACAAACCATGTCAGCATCCATCCAAACTAAAATATCTGCGTCAGTATTTTTGGCAGCATCAAAGATAGCATAAACTTTGTGAGAAAATCTTACAGCATGCCATTTAAATCCTTTGCCTGCATCTTTTCTTTTGGACCTAACAGGATCATCCATGACATTGCCATTGGCCTTAGGTACATTTTTCCACTTTTCTTTAAATGCCATTAACTCCGGTACTTCTTCAAGACGTTTCAAAGTTACATGGTTGTGATTTTTGATAGCAGGATTGCAAAGTTCAGGATAGATATGTAATGTAACCTCTCCAGGCCAATTTTCACAAAAACTATCAATCATTCTTTGAGCATATTTTTTTAAACCTTCGGGATTAAAGGTTGTTACTACGGCTATTTTCATTTTCTTATGACTTTCCAAATTTGGTATGGTTCAATTATAGTTATCTGTTCGTAGTGGATGCGTTTAAATAAATCATAATAGTCTCGATTGATAGGAAAGGCCTGATTTAAAAAAATCACCGGTGAACATTTACGGGTTAACGGTACTAAAAATTGTAAAACATTATTATCAAACCCTTGATTTATAAACACCACATGAATGTCATTTAATTCATTGAAAAATCCAATATCTGTTATAGGGATAATATTTTTTACCTTAGGCGCTGGCACAGCGTCGACATAAAAAATTGTATTCATACCTTCTATTAGATCATTTAGATAAGCAGATTCGTTTCCAATTAAAATTGCATTGGATGTGGATTTTCCGCAGGTTTTTAAGACACGTTTTATAAACTTTGACATAGGTTTGAATTAAATACTCAGTTATTTATTACATATGAAATTCAAACTTTACAGAAACTATGGGGCATTAAACAGTCCTCTAATCTTTGATGCCTTTGCCTCCGGAGTGAAAAACCTTGGCCATGAAATTGTTGACAACCATGAAGATATTGTGGTAATTTGGTCAGTTTTATGGCACGGACGTATGGCAGCTAATCAACAGATTTACGATCACTGTATAAAAAATAAAAAACCAGTCATTGTGATTGAAGTAGGGAATCTCAAAAGAGGAGTCACATGGAGGATCTGCGAGGATCATATCAATGGTCTTGGAGTTTTTGGAAATATTGAAAATTTAGACCCCTTGAGACCACAAAAATTAGGTACTTTTTTACAACAGCCAAATCTTCGAAGACGTAATGAAATATTGATAGCCACCCAACATTCCAAGAGCCTTCAGTGGGAAGGACTACCGTCAATGGAACAATGGGTTAGAGAAACCATATCTAAAATTAAAAAGTATACCAGTCGAAGAATTGTGGTTAGACCCCATCCTAGGTCAATTTTGCGTGAAAAATTTGTCGATGCTGTGCTTGACGTTCCGAGGAAGATCGAAAACAGTTACGACGAGTATGACATTGATTACAGTTATCACTGTGTTATCAATCACAACAGTGGACCGGCAGTACAGGCCGCAATTCATGGAACCCCTATGATCTGTGATCAGTCAAGTTTGGCGTTTCCGATGAGTGAAAAATGGGAAAATTTAGAAAACCCACAATTGCCAGATCGTGAAGAATGGTTTCTAAAACTATGCCACACTGAATGGACTGTAGATGAAATTATACAAGGCATACCACTTAAACGCCTTGAAAATCACCTTGAAGAAAAACTGAAAAAAATCAGTTGATTTTCTGATTTTTAGGTGCTATACTGTATAGATGCTAAAATCACGATATGTCGAAGATCTGTTTCTTGAGTTCATGGACCTATGCGATAATAAAAATATCGAGCTCCAACATCAGGATCAATCAGCCGCAAATAGTTTTTATGTTGTAATATCAACTGCTGGCCAGCTGACTAAAAATCAGGCAAATTTTCTCATAAAAATCCTTCAAAAATACAAGCTCTACGCAAAAATGGCAGGACTTGATTTTGAAGATGTATTAGTAAATCCTGTCTGGAAGAATAGTTTTAGACAGTTAGATCTCACAAAAAAAATCTTTGTTGAAAAAGACGAGCATGGAGAAATGTGGATCTGTGTTAAGTTTCCTTTTGCCTTAAAAGAGGTGTTTGAGAAGGAAATTTCGCCAGTCACCAAAGACTACAGTTCTAGCATGTGGGATGCCGAAAGAAAAATTCGTCGACTGAAATTTTATAATTTTAACCTTGTTGAAATATTTGAATTTGCCACAAAGCATAATTTTGACGTCGATGATACGTTTATGATTGCTCTAGGCGAAGTTGAAGAAATATGGCAAAATGAGGACGAAATTGCCCCTTACTGTATCAGGCACTTTGGTGCCACTGTGGATCTTTGTAATGCCAGTGAGGAAGTAGTTCAATGGTGGGAAGAGCATAGAATCTGTAATCAAGGCCACGATCTGTTAACGGCCAAGGCCATGGGCTATCCCCTTAAAGAAACCCCAGAAAATCTAGTAGAAAAGATTGCTAGTTCTACTGCTACACAGTTTTGGTTAAAAAGTCTAAATCAGTTTTTTGAAATACAGAAGTCTGTCAACGGCGTTGTTGCTGTTATTTTAAACAAGGGCGATACTTCACAGTCATGGGTTAAAGAGTTTTGTATAGAAGCCGAGCGAAATCAGATGGATACCACAGAAATCCGTGTTTGTTTTAGACTAGACAAAGACGAGGATCGAGGATTTAATCAATGGGTCAAAGACAGTGGCTATGGTGGGAAAGTCGAAGGCGGCAAGATTTTTATATTTCAAAATAAACCGCCTAAGTGGTTGTTTTCTGAGAACATAGATGTTAAAATAATACTAACAAATAGTTTATATCCAGTGCCAAGTACTACAACACAGGCTTGGATGGATACACATACCTGCGTATGTTTCGTAGGAGACATCAAAGCATCACACGTTAAGGAAAAGAAAATTGTCGAGTTGTAAGCTCATTATTAGAGATGAAGTCAACATTAAGATTGAAGGTCTTGCTGTAGAAACAAGACGTAAAATTGTCAACAAATTAAAGTTTGACCTGCCTTACGCACGACACATGCCTGCATATAAATTAGGCCGCTGGGATGGAACAAAAACTTATTTTGGTATTGGTGGTACAGGATATCTTGCACACCTAGATGTTATATTGCCTATTATAGAAGACAGCGGTTATGAAATCGACATAGAAGATCTACGTGTTCATAGCAAGTTAGAATTTACAGCTATTACAGAAAACTACTGGGCAGACAAAGGCAAGACGTGGCCCAAAGGTCATCCCGAAGCAGGCAAACCTATCATATTGCGTGATTATCAATACGATGTAGTCAACAAGTTTTTAGAAACTCCTCAGGCATTACAGGAAGTAGCAACAGGCGCAGGTAAAACAATTACTACTGCTACACTTAGTCATCTTTGTGAGCCGTTTGGCCGCACTATGGTCATTGTTCCCAACAAGTCGCTGGTGGTGCAAACCGAAGAAGATTACAAGAACCTAGGACTTGATGTTGGTGTATACTTTGGCGATAGAAAAGAATTAAACCGTACACACACTATATGTACATGGCAGAGTCTTAATATTCTAGACAAGAAAAGCCACGATGATGCCACACTATCTTTAGCAGAATTCTGTGAAGGTGTTGCCGCAATTATTGTCGACGAAGTACATCAGGCCAAGGCCGAAGTGTTGACAAAACTCCTTACGCAAAACTTTAATCATTGTGCAATACGTTGGGGATTAACCGGAACCATACCTAAAGAAGCTTGGGAATTTCAAGGCATTCTTGCCAGCATTGGTCCTGTTATTAATCAAGTAACTGCACATGATCTACAACAGAAAGATGTATTAGCACAACTTAACATTAATATTCTTCAAACAACTGATGTTCAAGTATTCCGCAGTTTTCAAGACGAGTACAGCTTTTTGGTAACTGATCCAACCAGACTAAAATGGATCGCTGGTAAGATAAAAGATTTTAGTCTTACTGGAAATACCTTGGTGTTAATCAATAGAATTGACACAGGAAATAAATTAATTGAATTAATTCCTGAAGCTGTGTTTGTCAGCGGAGGCATGAAACTTACAGAAAGAAAAGAAGAGTATGACGAAATTAAAACTAGTGATGGCAAGATTATTGTGGCGACTTATGGTGTGGCCGCTGTGGGTATTAATATCCCCCGTATTTTTAATCTGGTTCTTATTGAGCCCGGAA